TTTGTTAATTGACTACCATCTACAGCAGGTAATTTTGCAGTACCATCTAATTGTACCACATTGTTAGCTGAAGTTCCAACATTTAATGTAGCAGCAGTTCCAAGTCCTGTAATCTTAGAATTATCAATAGCATTAACTTCTAATGTTATTGTACCTGAAGATGTAATTGGTGAATTTGCTACTGTAAATTCTGATGATCCACTATCTGCTACTCCTACTGAAGTAACAGTACCAACGTTACTAGGAGTTATTATATTATAAGTAATTGAGTCAGAATCTAGTGTAGCTGTGTTATTTGTAGTACATAAAAATATTTTATTATCATTTGTAGAACCTTGATTTACTACAATCATTTGTCCTGAAAGTTCTTCAATGCTATCAAATTGTGTATCTCTACTTGCAGTACCACTAGATACAACAGTATATAAACCATTTTGTGATGCTGTAGACTGATCTTTAACTAATACTCTATCTCCAGTTACAAGAGTTACTCCATCAATAGTATCACCATTTTGTAAATCTGCTGTTAAATCTATATTAGCTGTAGTAGCAGCTTCTGCAATAATTCTAGTTCTTAGTCCTGCAACTGCATCATTAACATATGATGTTGCTGCTTTAGTATCTATTTGTGTTTGGATTGCTGAAGATACTCCATTAAGATAACCAAACTCTGTATTAGAAATTGAACCATCATGTATTTTAGTTGCATCAATTGCTGCACTAGAATTAATATCTGCGTTAACAATTGAATCATCTACAATTTTAGATGAGTTTACTGAATTACTTGCAAGTTTAGCAAGAGTAATATTAGCATCTGCTATATGAACAGTATCAATTGATCCATCAGTATAATGTTCTGAGTCAATAGCATCATCAGCAATTTTGGCCCCATTAATTGAATCTGCTGCTAAATGAACATTATCTATACTTCCATCAACATATTGATCTGAGTCTATAGAGTTAGCTGCCATTTTAGCAACTGTAATTTGTGAATCTGCAATGTGTGCTGTGTCTATTGAACCATCAACGTAATGTTCTGAATCTATACTGTCATCTGCAATTTTACTTCCATTTACAGAGTCTGCAGATAAATGTGCAAGATCAATTGATCCATCAACATATTGATCGCTATCAATACTGTTTACAGACATATGAGCTAAGTCAATACTTCCATCTACGTATGAATCTGAATCTATTGAATTGGCTGCCATTTTTGCAGCTGTAACTGAACCATCTGCTATATTAGCTGTTCCAATAATACCAGTAGGTATTGAGTTATTTGTTTTAGCTAATACACCAATGTGTACACTTGTAATAGCTTCACTAGATAAAGATCCTGAATCCCAAGTTACATTAACTGTAGTGTTTGTTGAAAAAGATGTACTAGATATAGTACCATATATTGTGCCTGGCGTTGATGCTACAACTTTAACTCTACGTCCAGCATGATAAATAGCTGTTACATCTGCTCCATCAATAGTAAATGATGTACTTGATGCGTAAGTAGCTGTGTAAGTACCTGCACCATCACCATACTCAATCCATTCAGCACTATTGTAATGCTGTCTAATATCTGCCATAACACTTCTAAAAGCATTATTATATTTGACGGTAGCATTCCTTCAGCAACTGAAACTGAATTAGTTCCTGTAGCTATATTGTTTGCTGATGTTGTATCGTATTTACCTAAAAATGTTCCTGCCATAATTTATCCCTACTCCATAAACCAAACGAAAGCTTTATCGCTTTCACTATTATTTTTATTTACTAATGTATTAATTGCTTCTTCAATTTGTCTTTGAAAAAATTCTTGTGTCTCCATAGAATATCTAACATTATCTATGTCTGTTGAATCACTCATTATCTATATCCTGCTTTTGATGCAACAAGATCTATTCCTTGTGCATGTTTAAATGATTTACCTGAAGCTATTTTTACATTAGCTCTTATGTATCTACCTGATTGTCTAACAGGATTGATACCACTATCTACCATAGAAGATGAACTAGACTCTGTTTCTGTGTCTGCTAATCTTTCTCTAGTTTTTACAGTAACTGTTGCTTCTGCATCTACTATTGGTCTAACTCCTTGAATGTTTGTTCTAGCTCCTGGAAAACCTTCTATTTCTGCTGTTTCTATTTCACATTCATTTGAGTTTCCTGAAAAGATTGCAGCTTTAAAATCTCCATCTATTGCACCTAAAAACATTTGTCCACCATCCCAATAATCTGTATCTAAAGCAGCGTTAATATCTTCAAGGTTTTCAGATATAATATCCATTAATTCTACTGTATAAGCTCCTACAAATTGTGAAAATATTTGACTAGCATTTGTTTTAGCTAAAGACCATTTTTGTGTAGCGTAATTATATATAATTATTCTATCACAAGTACCTGTTGTATTAGAAGTATTATTTACACTTGGGTACAACCACATAGCTAATGTATTAAAAGGATCTGTTGCTGCTACTATTCTATCAGAATATGCTTTATTTAAATCAGCATCAAAAAATCTATTAACTTTTTCTACTCCAATACCTACTACATTATCACCTTGTATTTCATAGAATCCGTCATCAGCATAAAAGAATACACGTCTATTATCTTGACATACTGTTTTTCCAAAAATAGCTCCTCTGTTTGGAGATATAACTGACAGTCTAAATACTGTTGCTCCACCAACATAGTCCATACGAACTATTTGGTTTTGTCTAAATACATAACCTACTTCTCCAGAAGTTATAGCTACAATTTTACCACCTGATCCTGGAAGGTCTTGAAAGTCTGATTGTTTACCTGACCATACTGTTATGTCATTAATACCAGACCATTGAATTCTGTTTGTTGCTCCACTAATATTACCTGTAACTAAGAAATCCCTAATAACTCCAGAGACTCTAAACAAAGGACAAGTTCCTGCAGTTTGAATTGATGTAAGATCAGCAAAATTAGTTGATGTTCCCATTAAATAATATTGAGCTGCATCTACTCCATTACTTGCAATTACGTATTCACCAAACTGTGTAAATGTCCAATAGTCATCATCATCTCCTGTTAAACTTCCTTTACGAGAAGTAAAAGATCCTGATGCTAATTGATATATATCTGTTTTAGTTGCTACAAAATTAAATACAGCATTAGAGTTATCTCTAAATGAACCTGAACCATGTGCATCTTTACCAGTTGTTGATGCTCCTGAGTATGATACTAATGATGGGAATCTTTTATAAGATCCTAAAGCATGGTAAACATTAGTTGCTACGTTAGCCCCTTTCATACCATGTGCTGGTTGATCAGGCATCCATTCTCCAAAAGGTATTTGCATTATCTAGCCCTATAAAATGATAAGTCGGTTTGTATATCTGTTCTTTGTTGAACAGGAGCTCCACCATATGAATCTTGTTTGTCGTTATTTTCGCATCTTTCTAATGCAGATATATACATTTGTAACCATTGTTGTACTTGGTTAGGATCTATACCACCTAAGAAGTTTGCTGCATGGTATAAAGAACCATACAAATATATTCCAGGATGATTAGTTAATATGTAATTAGATGTAGATGTATCGCTTAATGCTGGAAATCTTTTATAATATGATAAGTAACCAGTATAAGCTGAGTCTGGTGCAGGGCCAAATCTTAAAGATTCTGCTGCGTTATCACTTTCAATTGTATAAACTCTAGGTCTAGCAGTTGTAGATCCTGCTTTAATTTCAAACATATTATGAGGTGTAATATATTCTAATGCATACTTAGTACCAGCAGATAGTATATAAAATGATCTTACTCCAATAAAACCAGTAGGAACTGTTTCAGTTTCTGAGTCTATTGTAATAGCATCAATTTGTTCCATTTGTCTTATTCTTAACTTAGCATTAAAATCAGCTTCAGCTAATCCAATAAAATCGTCAATTTGATTTGTTAAATCAGATCTATTAAGCCAATCTGCTATAGATGCTTTTAGTCCTGAATATGTTGTTAATGCCATTTTAGCCCTTCATATATTTTGGTAATTTAGAATGATTTATAGAAGAATAAGTTAAAGTATCTCCAAAAAATTTTTCTTGTTTTTTATTAAATTTATGTCCTTTAATTGGTAATCCTTTAAAATCATATCTTTTATAATTATACAATTCATTTTTAGTCATATCTTTAACTAATTTATTAGTTTTAGGATCATATTTATTTTTATAACTTGTTCTTTTGTTACCAACTTTATATACTTTTTTTTTAAGTTGTTTATCTGCATATTTTAGTATGCTTTTACCTATAGTTGCAAACA